TCGCTAAGATTTAGAGATGCATATCTAAGTGGAAATACACTACATCTTGGAGATGCTCAAATCACTTCAGATGCAAATGGATATATCACTTTGCCTGCTGGATCAAAAGTCGGCACCAATAATGTTCCTACACAAATTAGTGATTTAACAGACATTGATACTGATGTACAACCAGAAGTATTAGAAATTCAAGTTGCAGATCCAACAGCAGGTCATGGGACAGCTTGGCAGTGGACTTGGACACAATCTTCATTACCATATGCAAGAACAACAATTACCAATCAAACTCAAACAAGTGTCCCATTATATATGCAAGGTACATATCAAATCAATAACTTTGCAAATACTCAGTATGGTTCAATGACACAAACACATTTGTTTAAATTAAAATGGATTGAAGGTGCTGGAGATGATAATTTAGTTTCATGGGTTACATATTCCACAGTTGACCACTCACATCCAGATATTAATAGTGGCAATACAACTAGTGTCCAAAGACTTGCAGTGTCTGTCCCATCTTCGATTACACTACCAACTCTCACCGCACCCTCTGTTTCTTATACGGTGACTTCTGTAACTGGTGCATATGTGTTTAGTGGAACTGCAAGTGGAAACAACCCAGAAATTGGACCGTTTTACCGTGGCGGAACCTATACTGTAAATATTAATGCTGTAGGACACCCATTCTATTTTACTACTGATAACGGTACTGGATTTGTTGCAGGAGATTATGTCGGAGAATGGACAAGTGGTGTTACAAATTCTAGAACAGATAATGGCACAATCACATTTACTGTTCCTTCAAATGCACCAGACGAATTATACTATCAGTGTGGAAATCATGCAAACATGAGAGGAACTATTCGTGTAAAGGATTTGGCGGTAGAACAGAATGAAAATGGTAACTATATCATTTATGGCCAACACTCACAAGAAAAACATGTTCAAAAAATGGAAATTCGTCCAATTCCAACTCTTACATCACAAATGTGTTTAGTTTATGATGCGACAACTTCTAAGTTCGTACCACAGGACTTATCTACATATGTAGAAAACACTCCAGCATTTAAAAACAAGATTAAAGAAGTTGCTGGTACTGCAACATTAGTTGCACCAGATGGAACATCTTTGGTTGCATCTGTAGAAATTTATTCACTAGAATCATATCTACCTCTTGTTGGAAATACCAATGGTGACATTGCATTTGCACAAGATACAAACAAATTATATATTTGGGATGGGGATGAGTGGATCACTGCTGTTGCGGATGGAACTGCGTCAGGTTCTGGTGGCTCTGGAGTCACGACATATGCACTTTTGTCAGACTTGCCAGTGTCCGCCACGCAAGGAGATCTTGCATTTGTCACTGCCACCAAGGCCTTATATGTCTGGGATGGTACGTCATGGGCAAACTCAAATGCAAACACAACATTTTATATGTTACGGGCCGGTAACTTTGTCGCGCCGCTTGTAGGGACGAAAACATTTAGTCCAGATAGAACTGTAACCTTACAAACATTGACAGCGACAATTGCTGCATCAGTCTCAGCTGATGTTATTTTTTCTATAAATAAAAACGGAACCGAATTGCAACAATTTACAATTCTGCAAGGCCAAAATACAGTAACAGCAAACTTTACAACAAATTCAATTCTTACTACAGATCAGTTAACTTTAGATGTTGATAGTGGCTCTGGAGAAAACTTAACAGTAAAAATAGACTATGTGTAATTAGATAAGGATTATATAATGTATACAAAATTTAATGATAAATTATTACCCGAAGGAGTTTTTTTAGGAAATCAAACTGACATACAAAAGAAAACCAACTATTTAAATTATTGCAGTAATGCCCATGCGGAAAATTTATTTTTATATAATAAACACTATCCATTAGTAATAGGCGTGAATTTTCCATATCATGATATTATCAAAAAAAATTTTGAAGATAAAATGATAAACTACTATTATGACAATATAGAACAACAGGCAGCTGCCGGCGATGGATACAATATTGGGTGGGGAGATGAAGAATTCAGAGAATTTATAACTCCACTATATTCCAAAACTCTTAGTGAACTTTTTATGTGTTGGAAAGATACAACTAAAATTAAAGATGGTTATTTTCATCACGAAGATGCAGAAGAGTGGAAATTTGAATGGAATCCTTACGTTACATTGTATTTACAAACAGAGAAAATAAGTTACAATGGTTGGCATTTACATTCAAATCCAACTGCGATGATGAACGGAACTTCCTTGTGTACAACTTTCTATTTGAATATTCCAGAAAACGGTGGTGAAATATCCTTTCAATGCGCTGGAAATATAGTAAAATTAAAACCAGAAAAAAATATTTTATATTGTTTTCCTTCGTGGTTGTCTCATATGCCGGAAGCGCAACAGTCCGAAGGGACCAGAATATGTATTAATACAGATTTTATAACGCCAAATAAATTGTATGTCAAACCATCAAATGACCAACCAACAAGTGGTAGTTTTTGGTAATTGATTTTTTTTTATAAATAGTAGAAAAAACCTTGATAGGAGTTAAAAAAAAATGGCAGTAACAATTACCCCAGGCAGTTTAAGTACAAATGCAAAATATTTATCATATGGCGCTTCGGATGCCGCAACTGACGCTAAAACTCATTTAATCGCAATAAGTGATATTTTAACTGCGATGAATTGGACAAGATTTGACAACGCCGGAGCGGCCGCTGTTTTAGGCACGGACGATGATGCAATGAGAATTTTTAGAAGAGCGACGTCTGACAATGCATCATCTGGACATTATCAATATCTTGCAATTAACATTAGTCAAGGAGGTACGGCCAACAGTGGCGCAAACTACAGAGTCCAGTGGATTTATTCGGCCGATTGGACTGATGCTGGGAGTAAGACTGCTTATGTAAATCCAATTCGTTTGCCTCATGGCGATAATGGCGATTATTGGAAAAATGACGCAGCCGGTCCTTATGTGGACACAATGCTGGGATATAGTTCTGCCGGAACCCTGTGGATTATGAACGCCCCATTTTTAACTACTTTCGTGTTTACGAGTGCAGCACAAATCAACGATGGCACTAATGTTTTTGTGTTTGGTGAATATGATAAATCCTTTGGTGAACAAATGCCACTAAGTAGTGAATTTTTGCACAATGGGATTGCATTTAATGGTAGAGAATTTGCAGATCATAGTGGTGCTCCAGCACACTCTTCGGCTTCTTGGTTTCAAAGTAGAAGAGCGAACGACAGTAATAATGGCGTCAAACCCGATAATGATCAAAATATGACATATATGGGTTCTTGGCCAGCGGATACTGGACCAAGTCTTTACACTCAAACTGAAAGGACGTATCACGTTGCACAGAGAGGAGAATCAAGACCGCAATTCCTACTGACCGAATATCCTACGTCCACAAATGGATTGGATGGAAGTCCTACAGGTCGCGGAATCGATGGAACACCAGAAGCCTGGAATAATTCATATGTTGGCGGTTCTTACTCTAGATTGGCCACTAGATTGCATATGGGATGGTTGGGATGGATAGGACACCTTGGGCCCATTGCATACTCACTTTCTTCGTTTGCTGGAACTGACCTGCCCACCACAGATTCGAATACTGGCAACATGCATCAGAGGCCGGCAAATTCCAACACTATGTTCTCAAGTGGTGATGACTATGCACAGGATAATATTCGAGGCTGGTTTAATGCTTATAATGGAAAAGGAATTGATTCTCACAATGACGGATATGTAATTTATGAACCATCAGTTAGTGTGGGACATTCTGGAAGAGTTAAACCAAGAAATAGAAGTTATAACTATTCTTGGCGCGGCTCAGCGTTTCAAAATACCTATTCCGCTATCAATATTACCACCGCAGCTGGAAGAGTTTCTTATGCAGGGACCAATGTAAAATTTTCTGTGTTTGGTAGAATTAGAAACTTTAAAATGTCTTTTGGATTTAGTCAAAACTTTTTAGCATTTTTAGATGCTGCGACAATCCCACAAGATGCAAATGGATTTTTTCAATCTGGGGGAACAGATACTGATCACTGGGGGATTCCACTTAATGCTGGATCAACTGTGATTATGTGGATTCCAAAATAAGGAATAAAATAAATGCCTACTTTACCAGCAGGAGTTTGGCCCACAGATTACGATCTGCAAATCTTGACAGGGTTTACGGATGGTGATATCGAAATGTATTCAGAAACTTCAGAAACAGATTCTAATGGAGTTTTTGAACACACAGGACAATTGACACAATATCAATTACAGACTTCCACAGCATCACCGTATACTGGATTTACGGATAGTGACCCAGCATTCTACGCAGATTATACTGTAGATTCTAATGGAGTTTTTGAACACACAGGACAATTGACACAATATCAATTACAGACTTCCACAGCAGTATTGTATACTGGATTTTATCCGGCAGGAGATCTTCTGATTATAAATACTATGACAGAAACACCATCCTTCACCGGATCGCTAACAATGTCATTATTGACAATACAGACAGCAACACCTTATGCTCCATTTATCAGTTCTGGTATTGTTGGTGAAGGCGTAAGTTCCGCTGGCGGCGGTGGTAGTACAACAGATGCAAGTATAGAAATTGTAATTTCATAGGAGAATTAAAAATGAGTGTAGAAGATTGGAGAAATATCGCCGAAGGTAATATTTCAGAAAATAAAAATAAAATATACTTTTACGAGAGTAGTCCAAACCCTTTAGTTGGAATAGGACTGAGACAGGCCGCCACCGAAGATTTTAATGGGACACTAGTTGTGTTGAATCCAAATTTATTGGAGCATGATACTCCAGTTGTTATGTCAGATGTAACACCAACTAGTAATGTACATAGATGGAGTTTGATTCAAGAACTTTCGGATGTGTCTGCCGTTAATAAAAGTTTAGATCCTATCGTAACTTCTGACGGCATAATACCAGAAGACCCAAATGCATATAGAGAATATGATCCAAATAATCCACCACCAGATCCAATGGCATAATAATGGCTTCTATATTTAATGCATATGTCGCTTATCAATTCATTAAAACACTCACTACTAAGTGGAGTGATATGGATGCTTTTGATTTGGGTATAATTGATGAAAATGGAAAACAATTAAAGAAATCGAACGATTTAGAAACTCAAAAAGAAAAAAACGCATACACTATTTTTCATAGAGTAACATTTAATCTCAAAAGAATTCTTGAAAAGTTTCCATTTGGTAGAAGTAGAATTGCATCTTATGCGGCCGCCCTTGCTCTACTCAGAGAAAACAAAGAAGGTTTGTCTGAAGATGATTTGGAAATGATGGAAGAATGTCTTTGTGAGTATATTAATCATCTTGAAAGAGAACAACAAACTATTATGTTAAATGAAGAAATTGCAAATTCGGTAGGAGATGCGAGCAATCTTGCAGGCCTTGGACTGAATCCACCCAAAAACTTTGGTGGTATGCGAGTTTTTAGTGTAAAAAATGATACATATACTAAATTACTTAAAGGTAAGAAAAAATACGCAAGATGGAAAAATTACATAGAATCTGATGAAGCAGAGCCAATCAGAGACTATATAAAGAAGAACCCTAAAAAAAGGGTTGTTCTGATGGACAATAAATTTGGGACAATGATGATATTGTATAGACACAACGAGATTTAATATGTTAACTGGATTTAAAGTATTGGTGGTATTACTGCCGATTGTGATTGCTGCTGGTGGTTGGATGTATGTGCAAAACTTACAAAGTACTATAAGTGTACTTAAAATAAATCAGTCAAAACTTACAGATTCCGTCAAAGCAAAAGACGAAGAAATCGATAGACTTCAAAAAAATGTTGAAGAAGTTATGAGTATTTCTAGGACAGTAGAAAGTCAAAGAAATGAACTCGAAGGCGAAGTTAAAACTTTGCGACAAAAATTATCAGACCATGATTTAGGATATCTTGCCGAAAAAAAACCAGGCCTTGTTCAGAATATCATAAATAAAGATATTGAAAATTCTCTAAAGAGTGGAGTTTTAGATATTATGAGAAACGAAAATGACTAAATATATTACAATATTGACTATAATGTTGTTGGGTGGATGTGCCGCACAACCTACAGAAATAGTAACAAAAGAAGTACCAGTAGAAAAGATCCCTTTGGATCTGAGTATGCCAGAACCTTTTGAATGGAAAGATTTTGAAGTTATAATTATAACCAAAGATAACTTTGATGATGTTATGGAAAAGTTAGAAAAAAGTGGTAAAGCACTATCACTATTCGCGTTTGATGAAGATGGTTATAAATCCCTGACTTTGAATGTGAATGAAATGAAAAGATATATGGCTGATCAAAAATTGGTGATAATACAATATAAAAACTATTACGAAAAACAATAATAATAAAAGGAATAGGTTTTATGTCCGAAGATAAAAGAGATAGTGGACAGGCTTTAGAAACAAGAATTCAGACTGTGGGAATGATTCTCATTGTCGGATTTTTATCTTGGGTTGGTACTGGATTAGTAGACGTTAAGGTGGGCCTTGCACAAGTTCTTTCAGAGTCTATTTCTTTGAGAGATACTTTAAACAGACAAGAACAAAAACTTGTTTTGATAGAAAATGAATTAGATCAGATGCAAAAAGATATGGCACTTTTTGTAACTAGAGCTGAATTGCGAGAAACTTTGAGAGATCAATTTCAATAAAATAACTATTGACAAAACTGTATTGTTAATGTATATTGGTCTTTATGATTCATATTGACCAAATTTATATCTCAAGATTATCACACAAGTTGGATAGATTTGCAAAGAAAAGAGACCATCTTTTCAATTGTAGATGTCCATTGTGTGGAGATTCCCAAAAGAAAACATTCAAGGCCCGTGGATATATCTATCTACGGAAAAATAATTTCAATTATATGTGCCACAACTGTGGGGCAAGTATGTCTTTGGGCAAATTTATGGAGATTGTTGACCCCGTTTTGTATAAAGAATATGTGTTTGAAAAATGGAAAGACGGACAAACTGGAAAAAGAAAAAACTTAAAAGAACCAGAATTTAAGTTTGAATCCCCTGTTTTTAAGAAAAAAGTATGTGATTTTTCACATGCAATTAAAATATCCGACTTGCCAGTAAACCATTCCGCAAGAGTATATTGCGAGAATAGAAAAATACCCAGACTAGATTTAATCTATTATACTAACGATTTTCACAAGTTGGTAAACTCACTAACCGAAGGGTATGATAAACTAATAAAAGAAGAAAGAATTGTAATTCCTAGTTTTGACGAGGAGTGTAATGTTATTGCACTGCAAGGACGTGCATTGGGTAATAGTGATATGAGATATATTACTATCAAAATAGACGAAGAAAAACCAAAAATTTTTGGAATCGAGAGAATTGATAAAGACGAAACAATATATGTGGTAGAGGGCCCGATTGACTCTTTATTCATCGATAATTGTGTTGCTATGATGGGGTCTGATATCGATATATCATTGTTTGATGAGTATGAAAATGTTGTTTTTGTGATGGACAATGAACCAAGAAATAAACAGATTGTAGATAGAATGCAACACATTATAGATTCAAAATATCATTGTGTAATATGGCCAGAAAAAATTAAAGAAAAAGATATAAACGATATAATTTTGTCTGGAATCAGTAGTGTTGAACTGAAACAGATTATAAGTAAAAATACCTTCGCAGGTCTTCAAGCCAAACTAGAATTTGCTAGTTGGAAAAAGTGTTAAATATATAAAATTAGAGGAAAAAATATGCTTAAAGTAGTCAATACAATTAAGGAAACGGATACTCGTTCCATTATGTCACAATCAAAATTTTATGAGGCATATTCTAGATGGAATGACGACAATGAAAGATATGAAACGTGGGATGAATCGGTTGCTAGAGTTATGGAAATGCACCGTCAGTACTATAAAGATAAAATGACTGACAACCTTTCCTTATTAATTGACGAGGCTGAGGCCGCATATAAATTGCAGTATGCACTGGGTGCTCAGAGAGCATTGCAGTTTGGTGGAGACCAACTGTTGAAACATCAAATGCGTATGTATAACTGCACATCATCTTACGCAGATCGTGCGGCATTCTTTGGAGAATTGTTTTATATTCTTTTGTGCGGCGCCGGCGCAGGATTTTCTGTGCAAAAACACCACGTCGAAAAACTACCGAATATTACAGAAAGAAAGAAGCAGGCAAAAGGATATGTAGTAGAGGATTCTATTGAAGGTTGGGCAGACTCTTTGTCTGTTCTTATGTCGTCTTATTTTGTTGGTGGTGGCACTCATCCAGAATTCGAAGGCCGTAAAGTATATTTTGACCTTTCTAAAATTAGGCCGCAAGGTGCAGAAATTTCTGGTGGATTCAAGGCACCAGGCCCCGAACCATTGCGCAAAGCGTTGGATAAGATTGAACACCTCCTTCAAGGATTGGTGCTCTCTGGCGTCACTGAATTGAAACCTATTCATGTATATGATATCTCTATGCACTCAGCAGATGCAGTACTTGCTGGTGGTGTTAGACGTAGTGCAACAATTGCACTGTTTTCTCCAGATGATGAAGAAATGATGAATGCAAAAACCGGAAATTGGTTTATCGATAATCCACAAAGAGGTCGCAGTAACAACTCTGCTGTTATTGTTAGGAATGAAATCACTAAAGAACAATTTAGTAAACTAATGCAACCAATTAAAGAGTTTGGTGAGCCAGGATTTTATTTTGTTGATAGTAAAGAACATACCACAAATCCTTGCGTTGAAATTGGAATGTTTCCACAAATTGATGGTCAATCAGGTTGGCAAGGATGTAACCTTACCGAAATCAACGGCGGTAAATGCACATCAAAAGAAGAATTCTTTAAGGCATGTCGTGCAGCTGCAATTCTAGGTACATTACAAGCAGGATACACAAGATTTGAATATATATCAGAGGCATCTAAAAAAATCTTTGAAAGAGAGGCTCTGTTGGGTGTGTCTATCACTGGTTGGATGAACAATCCAGAGGTTCTTTTAGACGCAGAAACACAAAAAGAAGGCGCAGAAATTGTTAAGAAAGTTAATAAAGAAGTTGCTGCACTTATTGGAATCAATGCTGCGGCAAGAACCACATGTGTAAAACCATCTGGTAACGCTTCTGTATTGTTACAGACTGCTTCTGGAATTCATGCAGAACATTCTCCAAGATATATTAGGCATGTGCAAATGAATAAAGAATCCGAAGTAGGACAACTACTCGCAAAAACAAATCCATATATGGTTGAAGAATCTGTATGGTCTAGTAGTCGCACTGATTATTGTATTGGATTTCCAGTAATAAGTCCAAAAGGTTCTCTATACAAGGAAGATCTTTATGGTTCAAGTCTATTGGAAAAAGTTAAGTTGGTACAACAGAATTGGGTGGAGTATGGTACAAATGAAGATTTGTGTGCCGATCCAACTGTAAGACATAATGTGTCTAATACTGTAACAGTCCCATCCCACAAATGGAATGAAGTTGAAGATTATGTTTATGAAAATAGGGAATGGTTTGCCGGCATTTCATTCTTATCTGGTTCTGGAGACAAAGATTTTAACCAAGCACCTATGACTGAAGTTTTAACAGAAGAAGAAATTGTTAATAAGTATGGTAAGGCCGCGCTGTTTGCTTCTGGTTTAATTGTTGATACAAGAAAAGGATTCAATGATTTATGGGAGGCAACTATGGTTGCGCAGATGGATGAACAATATCGTGGAGAGTTGTCTGATTTGCGTGCAGAATGGGTTCGTAGATTTAAAAAATTTGCAGACAATTATTTTAATGGAGATGTGAAAGATGCAGAATATTGCTTGAAGGATGTTTTCCTGTTACACAAATGGACCAAAATACAACAAAATTTGCAGTATATAGATTTCAACTCTCAATTGGAAACTAAAAAGTTTACAGACATTGACACAATGGGAGCAATAGCGTGCCAAGGTGGTGCTTGTGAAATATCCTTTTAAAAAGGGGTATGAAACATAATTTTTTCTAAATATTCCTGATATTATAGGAGAAATTAATGTCGAATAAATTTGTTGATTGTAACTTTTGCGGCGTTGAATTTGTTGTAAAATTTATAGATGAAGATGAAGAACTAAAATATTGTCCGGCCTGCGGAGAGTCTTTAGACGACTATATATTAGACGAAGACTCTTTTGCAGAAATGGATGATGATACATGGTTCGAATTGGAGGAATAGATTATAGCCTCACCTCACCTTCGGTGTGCATATATAATGGCGAAAAAAACAAATTTAGTTTTGATAATTGTAAAATATTTTATTTATCAAGTATTAGAAAATTTTCAGAAATACTGGACAAAAATCTTGAGGGGCAATCTACTTTAAAAAATTATGATTGTCCTGAAGAAAGATATGATTATATATCTGATTGGGTAATGGACATACTTATATCAAATGATATTAAAAATGTCGCAATAGAAGATTACAGTTATGGTTCTACTGGTAAAGTTTTTCACATTGCAGAAAACACTGGATTGTTAAAGTGGAAGCTTTGGCAGTCTGAAATAAAATATATGGTTATTCCGCCAACAGTCATTAAAAAATTTGCCTCTGGAAAAGGCAATGCAAACAAAGAAAAAATGTATGAAAGTTTT